CTTGTAGCTTTTGCTCGCCCCCCTGCGGCAGTTTTGGAGCCTCCCGCTGTTATCTGACCGCTTTTAGCTGCTTGACTTATAACATCAGCCGACTTTCTAGCTGCCTCACCCAATATAGAATCTTGTCCTCTGACGGCCTTGCTGGCAATGTCTCTGCCTGAGTCAATTTGATAAGGGGGCACTTGAGCGAAGGAAACATCGACAATACTTCTTGTTGAGTCTCCATTTAAGTCTCTCATTTCTTCTTTTACATTTATGCTCTTTATGACGAAATAGCCTCCGTCTTTCCCCTCCTCTCCGAATCCATACTTCTTATCGTTTGCCATTACATAGTAAACAGGCACCTTGACATATCCGCTATTGGTATCCAAAGTGAAGTTCATTAGTGATTCTAACTTAGCCACCTTGGCCTCTACTGTCTTAACTCTGGTAAACCCTTCAGTCAAAGCGTTTGACAAGGTCAACTCTCTCATGCTTTTTGACCCTACTGTAACAGGGGGTTGATTAGTACCAAAGACAGGGACACGCTCTACTTGAGCTTCACTACTCCAAGAAATTTCATCCGGGGCACAGATAAAGTTCCAAGAGTTTTTAGAAGGGGGCTTCCAGATGTTTGGAATAGCCCCCGGGTTTTCAAATGGAGAAGGAAGTTCAGAATCTTCCGTAAACGCATCAGCTGCTTCAGACATCCATGAGGAAGTCCCCCAATCTCCTGAATCTAATCCGCCTGGGATTGTGGAGAGGTCTGTGGTGTACAAACTCTCAGGGTCTACCCCGGGGAAAAGAGACTCAGTAGTCGTCATTTCAAAGGGGATTTTAGTATCATAGGAAGTGTTAACGGCGTCAGTGAATGCTAATGTTTCTACAGATTTTATCGAAAATACGACGTCTGCCCCTGTAGGGCCTCCTGCAAAAGGACTTCCGTTGTAATAGGCAGCCGGCTCATCTCCAGCTCCAGGAAACCATTTGTTTCCTTGCTCAGATCCCCCGGAGCCTCCAAACAACCCTCCCAAAAGTTCATTAGATAAACTCTGCACAGCGCTTGTTGCTAAATCTGCTACTAAGGGACCGAAGGGCCCCAAAGCCTCTGAGTTCACTATGTTCTCTGTAATCAAGTTGTTTACCAAGGTTTGCCCAGTAGTTACCAAACCTGGTGTAATAACCTGTCCCAGAATGTCGTTGAAAGATCCTACAGAAGACACGCCCAAAAAGGACCCAATTTCCTCAGGCAACACCGAACCCAACGCAACATTTATAGCTGCGCCCCCTGCATTTTGTATCAAGCCGTTTACGGCTAAATTAGCCACAGTGTTAGAGGACACATTGACAGTCGGTATAACCCCCCCAAAGAAATTAGCCATCACTTCCACCTCTTAGCGCGAACCGTTTTTGAAGATTTTACTACAGACTTTTGTCCGCTTTGACCTGCCTCAGGTTTATCTATTTTGTCTAGAGATTTTTCATTCAACCTGTATGTGCAAAGCCAACCCTTTTCAGTTGGAGCTATTTCAAACAAGAAAGTATAGTCTTTGTGTTTAAATGTTCCTACAAAAGTCCCCTCCGAGTCTTGCAAGAAATTATTCTTGGCCGATGGAAAGTTGTTATTACGGTCTCTTATAGAATTTACCTCACCTCCAAATACACTTTCAATGACAGCTTTCACCACCCTTTGGACTTTCTCAGATGTCCCTAAATTGTCCTCTACATAATCAATTTGGTGGGGGTTTTGTAAACAACCCTCATTCAAAAGTCCGTACACGTCCACACACTCAATGTCTTTGAGATCGGGCCAAAACTCTGGTTCTACTTTGCTTATTAACTCTATTGCCTCGTCTATCTCCCAATTCTCCATGTCGTCACTTACTTCGAACTTCGGTAAAGACGGCAACAGAGAAATACACCCGTCTTCATACTCATGGAATAGGTGCTCAGAATAATTTTCAGGTATCGAAGCAAAATCCCCTCTGCTTGTCTCAATCAGGAGGCGAGCAATGGGGACTGCTTTAGCAAAATAGGCAGAGTCGGACGACATCTAAACTTATGTATCTAGACTCATTTTACCCGCTATAGTTAGAGTTTAACTGGGATGTCAAGGCAAATTTTTGTAAAAGCCTTTAGCGACTGTTCGAAATGGTCGGCTCTGGTATTTCCTTCGGGCTTATTGACATTGTCTATAAAGTAGTCATTCAGTAGAAAGTTATCCAAGTTCCACTGGGGGTGGCTAATCGGCTCCACAAGATCAAAAAGTTCCTCAGGACTTCCAGCAGGCAAGTTGTCACACATGTCGCTAAGTCTAGCTTTATGGGCAGCTATTTCACGTGGATGTTCAATAGTTGCTTTCATCTTGTGGGTGACCCATTCCCTTACTGTGGATTCATTGTGAAGCTGATTCTGAATTTTCTCATTGGCTCTTACAAACCTGGAGTCAGAGAAATAAATCTGATTTTCATCATCAACCAGTTGTATCCAGTCTTTGTCTACAGTGTGCAACAGGATTTGCCTGTCTTTGATGACATCCCCTGGTTTAGAATTTCTCGATAGCCTGCAAATGCAAGAGGCTACATCGTCGGCTTCAAACCCCTCGTGCCAGAACCAAGGGAAATACTTGTTGCAGTATTCAAGACCCTCGTTATACACAAACCAAAAGTTTTCCGTCTTGTCTGACCTTGTTCCTTTGTAGTTAGTTTTTAAAGACGACAATTCTACTCCGGTCTTTTCAGCATGGTTTATCCAAGCCTCTTTAACTTTGTCGGAGACCTCCATGTACTCGTTGCGCCAATAGTTACCAGTTTTTTTATTCCTGAAGTCGGCTGCGAATACTATTCTATAGTTGTGTCTAGGCATGTATTGGGGACCTCTGTTTACAAACAAGGCCCAAGCCCCCCGAACTAATTTTCTTTCTACCTCTTTGCTAAGCATACCAGAGATTTTACTCTCGTACCAAGTCAGCACTGCAAAGCACATGACATTAAAGTCAATAACTAATAGTGGGGCAGGGGAGTTTAGCAATTTGATTGTCTTTTCAGGCTTCTCGCTGACACTCATTAGGATACTGGCAAAGGTACATGGACCCAGTAACTCGGGTAGTCTTGTCCTTCTTCAACAACCCACTCCCCTTTGGTAAACTCCATAAAGTCTGTGTTACCGTATGAGCCATCCCGCAATAGGGAACAGACAAGGTACTCTCCGTCTGCAGAAGGGTAGTCTTCAGCTAACCTCCAATGAATGTGGAAAGTTTGGTTATTCATTTTTCAATAGGGCTTCAAGGGTTTTGATTTTTTCCTTTAGTTGTTTATTCTCTGACTCAATGCTTGATTTGTTCCAATCAATACTTCTATTGACGGTAGGGAACACCTCTTCAAAAATGGGTTTAATGGACCGAGCAAGTTCTACATGCTCAAGTTGAGCAACTCCTTCGTCATCTCTAACTTGTAGATAATGAATCCAAGAACGACAATCACCTTTAACGTATAAACGAGTATAAACGCCTTCAGGGAGAACATACCTTGCAATCTCTTTAGCATATCCCTCATCAATTAGTTCATTGTACCGTTCAATTGCATGTAGGTAGGCATTAGCCATAATGGCTCGCATACGCTCTGTTTTTTCAGGGTCAGTCGATACAATACTGTTTTGCCTGTTTTTAGGGTCTTGCTCCCTGGCTTTGGAAGGGATGTAGAACATGTCCATAAAGGCATTGAGGCCACCTGTATGAGTCCTCATCAGCTTTTGGTCCTCGTATCGACCTGAGAATTGCTGAAATTTGAAACTCCTGTGTCTAATCAACTGAACGGCAATTGCCAAGGGGGTTACAACTTCAACAGTCATTTCACCTTGTTCGAACACAGACCAATGTCCATGTTTGGCGCAATATTTCAAGAGACCTTCTATCTTATTGTTTTCTTGGTCTTTAGAAGTAACTCTTGCAATATAGACCATTGATGCCTCGGGGTCGGGGCTATTGGACACTAAACGGGACTTAGAGGATCCGACGATAGACCAAGGATTTTTGTTAAATGGTTCCATTGAACTCAAAAACTAATGTCAATTTCTTCTTCTTTAGCTTGAGACGGGTCATGCAAACCCGCCACAAGTTCCATTACTTTTACTGTAGAAATACAGTCTGCAAAAGCGTCGTGCGAAGGCAGACCAGAAAGGTTAGGCAAACTTTGCCACTTGAATCCATCTTTCTTGATACTCCATTCTCCACACCACTCAGAGTACCTGTCCATACAACAAGAGGCTCCGGCAGTCTTCGGAGCAGGGATGTCATATTTTTTGAAAAGATGCCACAGTAACTTGAGATCGAAGTCAGCATTGTATGCAATGATGTGCTTTCCCTCCAAAATAAAAGACAATAGTTTGGCAATTTGTGGGAACACCGGAGCATCTTCTAACATTTCGTTAGTGACGCCGTGGATGTCTATTAGTTTTTGAGTTAATGGCTTATTGGGCTTAATCAACATAGATAATACAGATTTGCCAGCTGTATTTACTACTGACAGTTGCACTATCTCTGTATCGGGGTCTTGGCTCAAAAGGCCTGTAGTCTCTACATCAAGGACCAAGGTCTTAGGGTCGTTGAGCCTTTCTAAAGCCCAATTTCGGGCATTTTCTTTAAACTCTTGGAGAGTTTCGTCTGATGGTTTCATTGAGATGGTAAACTCATAAACATTGTAGGATGGCGCTCCCCGTTAGTAAACCTCCCTTTTTTTACTGCTAAATTTCCTTGTAGTCTTTTTGTATTCTTTCTCGCCATTCCAATAATTTTGTGAACACATTCACCAAGTCCGTAGAGTAACCTTTGACGTGTTCAACTTCCCCAGGGCCGTCTAAAAGTTCAAACTCAAAAATTTCAGTATTGCCGTTTGTATGGCTTTTGATTTTGATTAGCATTGTAGTGTCAGTTTAATTTCTGTAGTGGTAAAATGCCGAAGTCAGTTGACCCGAATAGCCCCCTGTCTATTGATTTCCCCCCTAATCGTACATAGGAGTAGATTTTACCTTTGAACTTCATTCTCTTATTGTGTAAAGGGGGGCAACCTATTTTAGTGAATTGTTTTCTTAAGAACCATAGATGCTCTATGCAGATTGACTCTCCCAGAGGCACGGGTGTGACAATCAAGTTAACCAGCAGCACCGAGTCTAAATCCTTTCGTTTAGGGTGAGGTCTGAACTCCTTAACCCTGCCTGAGCATTCAACCTCAATACCCTCTAAGAACCTTAGGTCCTCTCGTTGTCTAATTACCGAACTTAACGCCATTTAATCAGCATTCTTAGTGGTATAGGGTAAATACTTGGGTAGCTATTTGCCCAAGAATGATTGGAAAAACAACTTTCAACCTCAATAAAGGAGACTACTCGGATACCTTGGGAAGGGTTATTAACAACCATAGAGCTAACTCCAAGTTGATAGGGATGCCTAAAGACTTTGTCCTAAGGTCTTGTCGCCTTACTGAGCAATGGTCAAAATTGGCCAATGACCCCGAAGTCTCAGTCTATTTGAGAAACATTGACATAGCTTTGGGCCGTAAAGTAAAAATGATTTGCCTAGAGTTGAATGGAACCAGGCAACCTGTACCTAAAGCCAAATTGGTGGCTAGTCTTTACCCCCCTAGAAAAACAAAAGTATCTGCTTCCCCAGAGGAAAAACACCATAACGCTGTTAAATCAGCTATGAGAAATGCTGTGGATGACCAGCTTAAAGAATTCAGGTCGTCTGTAAGTTATCCTTTAAACTGTTACTTGACTGGCAAGAGACTCATTAAGGGTGCTTTGACCGATGTAGACCATGTGGAAAAGAGTTTCGCAGAAATTGCTGACAGTTTCATTGCTAGTAAAGGCTTAAAGTACACCGATGTAATTTTGGTTGGCCCACCTACTGCCAAAAGGTTCCACGATTCTGAACTATGGGAGGATTGGTCCGAGTACCATAGGGAACACTCAAAGTTTGCTCTCGTATGCTCTAGTGCCAACAGAGCAAAGGGGTGCGGAGACTACGAAACCCCTACTGAACTATACGGTAACTTCAACTCTGAAGACCCTGAGGAAGTGTCTTTAAGTTTTTAGCCACATATGGCCTCTACCCAATGGCTCCCCACGACACTCCAGTCAAAATTGCATCGGACAAACTCTTGACTCTTTAGACACTCTCTTCGGTATACCTCAGGGTGTTTTAGTCTATCTAGTATGGCGCGAGAGGCCTCATCCACAAACATATCGGACTCCACAGGCATAACTAACCCTAAATCGGGGTACTCCTTTAGGACCCCCACATTTGTGCCTATTGGTAGCCTACCCGATGCAGCAGCTTCCACCATTGGAAGGCCAAATGACTCCTCACAAGAAGTTAAGAGCACACAACTCACACTTTCATAGTACGCAGGCATTGTTAAAAAGTGCCTAGACTCTACAGGCATAAACTTTAAGCCCGTTCTTTCTGCTACAGTTACCGCTAGGTGACCTCTCTTTATCTCTGTACTTTTGTTAAAACTCTGGTAAGATAAAGTCCCCCCGTACCCTAAGACAGATATTTCGGTAGGAGCCTTTCGATAAAACATGTCGAAGTGAACCCCATTGTAAAGCACTCTGGGGTCCTTGTCAATGCCCATCGCCTTAGAAAACTCCCGGACTGAATTTCCCACGACTGCATATCCTTTGAATGAGTCGAAACATTGTCCTTCCTGCAACCCATACTCAACGTCAAAGTTACCGTGTGCTATGGCAACAATCTTGTTATCAGGGACTTTAAACTTTTGCTTAAGTAACGTCACAGCGCTGCCAGGAACCGTGACAAATACATCATACAGGTTGCTGAAACTTTCGATATCCCTATCTGAGTATTGGCGATTCCAGTCGATAATATGGGCGAGCACCCCATGCTTATAGAACTCCCTGCACAGAGCCTCGTGAATTGACCCAAAGGCCCACTCAGGGTACGTATAAAAAGCTACTTTCACTTGGCAATCTCCAGCCAAACGTCCTCTCTCACTGCAACCCAATCATCACCTTGTCGTTGAAGACTGTAGCCCTCGAACAGCAGTTGAGACCTGAGTGAACTTCGGTCCTTGCTACCCATCCGAACTACTTCAATTCTAATGAGTTTGGGGCGAAGTTTGGCCTTTACCCAAATCTGTTGAAAAATGCCATAATCCGATCCCTCTGCATCTATCTGCAAAATGTCCACTTTTTTCAAGTCATACAGTGCCTGCAGTTTTTCAAAAGTGACGCAATCGACCTCTACTTGTTCTGTAAATTGGGCTATTTCAGGGTCAGCGATTGCTCCCGAATCCGGAAAGAATGTGGATACACCGTTACACCATTCAGGAACTTTTCCAGATTCTATGGCCTCTCGATTCACAACCGTCATGTTGAGTTTTTCGTTCTCAGGCCCTATGGCGAAATTACCTAAACTATAACGGGAGTACCCAAGGAAAGTTTCCTTGAGCTTATCAAAGTAGTAAGGAACTGGCTCTACAAGCACCCCTTTCCATGTGGTGTTTCTTGCAAGATAAGGGAACAGGTTGTCATGAGACTTACCGTCCATAGCTCCTACAACTAGGACAGTTTGGTTGGCACCCAAAGAGTTCAAGGCCTTAGAGAACATATCGTGGGTTTCATCATAAGTGTACCAACCCTTCCCATGCAGTTCCATAAGGGATGTGAAAACTTTGTCATACTTTTTGGCGCAGGCCTCCAAGCTGTATCTGTTTTGTGCAAGGTCTGCCACGACTCTTCTGTCTAACTTGTCTACATTTTCAATAGCAAGCATCCAGTCCTCCAAAGTTCTGCAACGGAACCCGGTTACACCCTCAATAATAGTTTCTGTGAATGCACCATAGTCGACTGCAATTAAAGGAGTTCCGCACAGCATCGCTTCTACTCCAGACCCGCCAAACGGCTCTGTAAAAACTGTTGGCATAATCGCGCATCTTGCTCCGCCTAAAAAGGCGCTGCGCTGAGTGCCAGTTAAAGGTCCAACGTATTCAATGTTATCGTGAAGCCAGGGAGTTGGGTCCCCCTGGCCAGCTATTTTTACAGGGTATGGGGACCTTTTTGCAATCTCTAGAACTGTGTCCATACCCTTCACTGAACAAATCCGGCCTAGGAAGGCTATATAGTCTCCACCGTGAGGTGAAAACTCCCACTCCTCAACATCGAAGTAATTTGGAATCACCCACTCGTAATTAATGCCATTCCTGTTGGCCTTACCCTGGTGGTAGTGCATCCAAGCATAACTCTCGAATATCTTGAAACTGCCGTCCATGAGAGTTGGATAGCCAATGCCCGTCTCAACATGGTGGTTGTTAGGAAACTCTGACAGCAAAGCATTGTGAGCATGACCGAAGGGGTGGCAAATTATGTCCCCTGGCTTAACTCTCTCTTGCATCGCCGGTATAAGCAAACGTTCAAATTCCGTGTGAGCTTCACTGCCCACATAGGCGTTATCCCCGTAGAAGTCTGTTTTCTTACGTTCTTGAAACAGCCTGTCAAAAGTCTTTCTGTTAAGCATGACAACATGCTCATCAGCTGTTGATTCGCTCCCCTCATTCGAGTATTCAATTACCTTGTAACCCTGGAGTTGCATCATCTTGGGGAAGCGCAGGGCTTTTCCAGTGAAGGCACAGTGGCTAAACTCCTGACTGGAACGTGTGTGAAATAAGCCTAAAAGGTGAAGTGTAGGTTTCATCGCTTATTAAAGCGTAGTCTAGCTTATTGTAGGCGTATCGCGTCAAAGGGTAAAGGGTAAGATTTTGCACGGACGGCATACATATGTCGAAACCTTGCTAAATAGCAATTAAGAACGCCACATGGCAAACACTGTCATAATTAAGAGATCTGCAGTTCCCGGAAAAGTGCCAACTACGGGGGACTTGCAACTAGGGGAATTAGCTATAAACACTTACGACGGTAAGTTGTACACGGCCAAAGATAATGGCACATCAACCGTCATAGAAATCGGCAACGGGCCCAACGGGACCTCAGGGCACAACCGGGGCTACCGGTCCACAGGGGGCCATAGGCCAGACTGGAGCAACCGGGGCGACTGGTCCTGTCGGTCAAACTGGTTTGCAAGGTCCCACGGGGCCAACTGGCCCCCAAGGTAATGACGGGGTAACCGGGGCTACCGGATTACAAGGTGCAACTGGCCCAACAGGCCCTCAGGGTAGTGTTGGTCAAACTGGTGTTACGGGAGCGACTGGGCCTCAAGGGGCTACTGGTCCAACAGGGCTTCAGGGTGATATAGGCGTCACTGGGGCTACAGGTCCTCAAGGGTCAACAGGCCCCACGGGCCCTCAAGGCAATGTTGGCGTTACAGGTGCAACTGGTCCTCAGGGAGCCACGGGCCCAACAGGCCCTCAAGGCAACGTAGGTGTCACTGGAGCCACTGGTCCTGTGGGACAGACGGGGGTGACCGGGGCCACTGGTCCTACTGGTCCTACAGTATACCCCGCAACAGGCTTGGCAGTTTCAACGGGGACATCCTGGGGTACGAGCAAGGCTGCTCCCACTGGGGATGTAGTTGGAACCACGGACACTCAAACGCTAACCAACAAAACACTCGGCAATTACAAGGAAACGGTCTTTCCGATAACCGATGGAACCAGTGTAACTTTGGACCCGAATAACGGTCCGATTCAAACTTGGACCATAACCGGCACACGGACACCCACCCAAGCTAACTGGGCTGATGGTCAATCACTGACATTGTTGATTAGTGTTACATCCCCAACTTACGTTGGTGCGGCCTCTGCTGTAGCAGACAACGTTGCCAACCCCACTCACCAAGCTGGTGATTTGCTTTTAGGTTTTGCGGCAAGAGATGGTAATAGCACGTCACCGAGCCTTCCTACAGATTGGACTAGCATTGAAGCCAACGGGTCAACTAACATTGGAAACAGGTTGGCATATAGAATTGCGACTAGCTCTAGCACCCCAACCGCAACTTGGACAAACGCAAACGTTGTTGCCATCTTGTGCTACAGGAATACTAGCGCAGCGCCCATATATTCAGATACATTTACTACAGGGTCGGGTTCAACTTTGACGTTTGGGGGGCTTTATCTGACAACTAAACCATCTATTGTCGCAGCTTTTGCCGCTCACAGGGACAACGTCGCTGGAATTTCTACCGCCCCCACAGGCTTAACTAACCGCACCTCCGTGGCAGGAACTACCTCCGTGGCAGCGCACGATAGTAATAACTCCTTGTTGTCTTCCTGGACAGATCAAACCACAACTGTATCCTCTTCAAACAACTGGGCGACTTACACTGTGGCCCTAAATGGCCTGGAGCAGGAGTCTTCTATCAATTGGAGTACACTTGGGGTAGTATGGAAAACAAACGGAGGGAGTGCCCCACGATTAAACTCAACTGGCTATGCAGTAGTGACCCTATGGAAAGTTGGCACTACAATTTACGGAGCGAGGGTAGGTAACGCATAATGCTTTGGACAAAACTCATTTCAGCCGCTTCAGATCCTTACTATGTGTCCGAAAGCCACACATTTGTGCAGGGATCTAATACCGTAACTGTAAATGCAAACGGTGCAGTAAAGGGAGATCTTTTGCTTGCTGTTATAGCCGGGTCATTTAATAACAATAACACTGCGTTCAGCTGCCCCTTTGGCTGGACAGCTGCCAATTCATTCAATGGTGCCGCTACCCTATGCTTGGCTTACACGACTTACGATGGCTTGAGCAATAGCTTTGTGTTCACCTCGCCCAGTGACGGAGATATTTTGACCACAATAATGATCATTTCGGGAGCAAAGTGGGATGCTGCTGGAGCACCAGCTTTGGATGGCGGTGTGGCAAACTCAGTCAACGTGACAGAAAATTCAAGTATACTGTTTGGAGCGTGGCTCGCGGACTCAAACACCGCTGACTGGTCCCTGCCT